TGATGGGTAACTCTGCACCAACTGCTTATCAGATTGCAGGTTCTGCCCATTGGTTTAATAAACCAGACCATATATTTAGTTTGTGGCGACCTAAATTTGAGAACGAAGATGGGTCAAGATGTACGGATAGTTTATTAACTATTTGTAAAACTCGTTATGAGGAGTTAGGATACCCTAGAATATTAGATATACAAATGAATTTAGATACAGGATGTTTTGAAAAGATTATAGAAGAGGATAAAAAACACGATTGGCAGGAAAGAAAGGATTTAGAATAATGGAATATTTATTTATTTATACGATAATTTATACTTTTATAGGTTTACAGAACGCAGGAATATTATAATGAGCAAGTATGTAATAAATTATAAAATGGAGTTTAAGACTAGACCTAGTAAGTTTGAAGTAGAATCTAAATTATTTGATTTACTTGCTAAAGGTTTTA